AAGATCCTTCTAAAGCCTTGCAGATAAGCTAAGTTAATTACTTGAAAGCCTGAATTATTGCCAGTAGCAATTATTTCTGATTCACAGAATTTAGCAGTTGAATCATAGCCAATTATATTTAAGTTATATTTCTCAGCAGCCTTCTCATTGATAGTCCATTTTTGCCCTGCAAATTCTGGCTTATGGTAATCCCACCATTCTTCATCACAGGCATATAGAACATCAGCCCAAGGCGCTAATTTGTAAGTAGTGTTAATGACATAAACAAAGGCTTTTCCTTTGCAGTAATCAACATCTTCTTTAGTTAGGCTTGTTCCGCTTGCTATGCAGATTGCAGTTTTCACTACACTCCCATATTTAATCTATAGAATTGCAGCAGGCTTTCTACTGTAGGATTAATTTGATAAGGCTTATCTCCGCCTGCTTCTCTATTGGCATACAGATCACCAATAATCAGCATCATTGCAAAGCGCAAAGGCTTAGGCATAGGGTTAAGATCTGGGCTACCGCCTGAAGTGTATCCAGCTACATAGCGGATCTTTACATTATTAGGCACAGCATAAAGCTCAGGATACTCAACATTGTAAGCAGGAGTGATTTGAGCAGGCTCAGAATAGGTATCTACTAGATACTGATTCGATGCTAAGGTTTGCTCAACTCCATTTAAATCTAAATATTTGATCGAAGTAACCGACTGCAAAGAGCTATCCAAAACAATCGGATCAGCCCAGCCTGTCAATGCTTCTTCTAGTGTTTGTGTAGCGATAGGTCTAGATAAGTATTGCTCTAGATATTGCCGAGCTGCTGTAATCATGCCATTTAGCAAAAGCTGATCTTCTGCTAAATCATCAACTCTAATATATTCCGCTACATCAGCAGCAGATATAGGCTCATAAGTTGGTGCAGTAATTACCTTAGTTGGCATTTTTGCGCTTTCTAGCTTTTTTGGTTTCTAATACTTCTTGAATCTGTGGCTTAGTTTCTAGCTGCTCCCATTGCTTAGGCTTAAATTCAGTAACTAAACCAGCCCCAAGCCAATACTGAGCGATGCCATTATCCAAATCAAAGACTTGCCCTGTGGAAATATCCCCAATAATAGGGGATATAAAATCTTTTTGTGCAGTTACTAACATAGTAAAAAAGCAGGGAGCTTTTGACCCCCTGCTAATTTTCTTACAATGTCAATGAACCATACTGGATCGAAGCTGGGCGATAGATTGCCAAAGCCAAGCGAGCTTCTGCGCGAACAGTTACTAAATTCTTTTGGAAGTTAGTATCATCGGCTTCACTCATCTCAACAGTAACACCTTGGCGATTCCATACCTGAGCAGCTACATCCATTGCGCCTACCATGAACTTACCAGCAGTCATAGTATTGGAGATAACAACTGGCAAGCCCCAGAGAGTAGGAGTCATAGCCATATTTGGCATGAACTCATATTCGCCTGTGCTGGACTTGGTGCGCTCGATCTTGCCCCAATCTACTGGGTTAAGAATGATTGCAGTTGCTTGGTAATCAGCAGCAGCTACAGCATAGATAGCCTTATTGATCGAATCGATACCATTATCACCGCTTACAGGAGTGAAAGCTGTGAAGTTACCAGATTTGGTCAAGCCACCGATATTCTGACCTGTGCCATTGCCATTCAAGAGCTGCTGATCGATACGCAGCTCAACACCATAGCGCAAGCGAGTATCAACATAAGAAGCTAATGCAGGAGCATCATCCATAACTTGCTTAGACAACTTGAGCCAATGAGCTACAGTCTTAACTGGAGCAGATACCAGCTCAAAAGTCAAAGCAGCTTCAGGCTTAGTAGCACCTTCAGCAGTTTCAGCAGCAGAGTTAGTAAATGCGAGTTCGCGAGTGTACTCGACTAAGTTGCTTGAAGTAGTACCGAATGGCAGGGCATCGCGGATGCGCAAGCTGCGATAAGCACCGCTAACAATGCCTGATTGGCGCTGTGGAGCTACGATGGTATCGGAGTTAGCAGCAGGCGAACCAGATTGACCAGTAATGGTATTTTTCAGTTCGATGCGAGCCTTAGAAGTGCGACCTTCTACGAATGCCTTGAATTCATCGGACTCAGCAAAAGATTGACCTAAAGACTTGTACTCTACAGTACCTTTCTTCATGCCTTCTACTTGCTTTTGCTCGATTTCTAAAAGGCGATCACCCAAAGTCTTGAGTTCCTGCGCAGCTTTATCAGCAGCTTCTACAGCAGCTTTGCTCTCAACACCTGAAGTCTTGAGCATTGCATCGATTTCTACTTGCTTCTTTTCAATGGTTTCTAGAACCTGATTAATTTGATCTGACATTTTAATTTCCTTTAATGATTTGGTTTAAGCGATTTAAAATCATTGCTTGTTCTAACTCAGTCTTAACTTCATCTCGAAGTACCGACTTAATTTGCGCCAGCAATGCCTTTGCGCTTGAGTTACTAAGGTTTGCTGCATCTCGCAGAAATTCCTCAGCTTCTCGAATACTTTTAATCCCTTCAATATCTGATTTTACAGAATCTAAAGAGATTCTTGCATAATTATCAGCAGGATTATCTACTACTGATACTTCTACTAAATCAATCTTGCGCAGATACCGAATGCCATCGCGCATCTCATATCCGCCTTGTGGCATTTTAAAGCCAATCGATAAGCCATCGATGGTTTCATTGCGCATACTTGCATAGATCGCATCAGCAGTAGGATGCCCAAGAGATAGCTGCCCTTTGACATACAAGCCCTTTGCATCTTCTTCCATAGATAGCCACTTGCCAATAGTGGCAGGCATATCTGATCTAAAAGAGCTATGGTTAAAGTACATCGCTACTGGGCGATCCCGATTAGCTAGGGTATCGGTATAAGCACCTTTTACAATGCTGTCATTATATGAATCAATGCCATCAAATACAGAAGCATAGCCTTCAAATATGCCGAAATCACCCATCTTTACCTCGCATGAAGCGAAGTTCATCATCTTTTTCTCAATCATAGGCTTTCTTCCCTGCTTTTCTTCATCAATTCTGTTTAGCTGTCTATTCTTGGCATTAGCCCAAGTCTGTCCAGCATCCCCACCCCATAAAGCCCAAGCAATTCGACCAGCGCTGGGATAGCCTTCTTCTCCTTGGCTAAACCCTTCTCCTTGCTTATCTACTTCATGCCTTGCAAAATAACTCACCATTCTTCTAACAGTTTCAGCAGATAGCTCGCGCTTGTTTATTAAATCTCTAGCTCTAGCTACTCCTACCTCTGTACCGCCCCTGTTATATTCTGCTCTCCAGTCTAATCCTCTTTTGGCTTCTGCTGCCATAGAATCAGTAGGAGTTAAATCTATTTCCTCACCGCGATAAGTTGCCCTACCTTCTTCTTCCTGCCTGCTGAATACTGCATAGCAGAAAGCTAATCTTTGTTCATTCTCAGGAAAATCTGAAATAGCTTCTTCATCACCCATGCAGCGAGCTACAAATTGCGCTTCATTCTCATCTTCTCTAGGTGTAGGCATATTTCTTCCTTATTTGGGTATGATAATACAAAAAAGCTATGCAACCAATAACATTAATAGGCTTTCTTCATCAATCCCTAATTGCCCTACTGCTTCTGTTTGTCCGATTTGTGTATAGCTTTCTAAAGTAAATACCCTAGCTCCGCCATTTATTACAGTAAACCCTCTAGGAATTACTCTGCCTGCATAAGCTACAGCTCTTGTAGATTGGACTAGCGCCTTTGCGCTTCTCTCCATTCTAGGTCTTACAAATTCTCCGCCTGTAGCTATATCTGTAGAAGTTTGATCGCCTGTAGCGCTAATTGATGCTGCGCTACCTTGTAGCCCAATGCCATTTATTGATATTTTTGGATTTGCTGTGCCATTTGCAGCAATTTCTTCTGCATTTATGGTTAAATCTATGCCATTTATGGCTATAGAATCGACTACTTTCTCATTAATTTGACCATATTCTGCTACTAAATCTATGCCACTAAGTGCTATAGATTGGCTTTGAGTCGCGCTTGCGCTGATTGTAGCTACATCTGCTAACGCTTCTAAGCCTAAAATGCTGACAGAATCATTAACTATTTCATTAATATCGCCATAAAAAGCGCTTAATTCTAGCCCTGTAAGGCTGATATTTGCATTCTGGATGCCAGTTGCAGCTATGTTTTCTGCTGTAATTGCAGCTTCTAAGCCTGTAATTTGTATCTCATCGGATACATTTTCAGTAATTGAGCCTGCTTGAGCTGTAAGAATTATTCCTGTTACAGAAATAACAGGGCTAATTACTCCGCCATCATCAAAATTCCCTGATGCAGAATCAAATAAGCCATATCCTGAATCAAACAGGATTGACATATTTAACTAATCCGAATTAAGGCGGAAGCCCCTGCTGCTGGTAGATCAATGGTAAAAGTTCCTGTTACAGAAACTACATTAGCACCAAAATCAAAGGCAGCTACCGCTTTATTGGATTTGCTAGAGTTATAGATTAGACATCCTCTAGCTGTAATTGTGGAATCTGCCCAAGATGGATCAGAGAAAGTAATATAGGCTGTATTTGAACTTAATCCGTTTACATAGCCTGTAAGAGTTTTTCCGCCTGCTGTGTAGCCTGTGCCAGATACCTCATTAGTGGCAGAGTAAGCAGTAGTGGCAGCGCCTAATGTAGCTGCATCTGTATAAAGAGCAATCTTATAGGTATCTGCTGAAGCATGAACTCCCTCTAAGATCTCTTGCTTAAATGAATTGCAAATTGCTGTAGTGATTGCCATGCTTATTCCTCTGTAGATTCTGCGCCAGTTACATTACCTTTATCATCTCTGACTAGGCGGATGCTTTTCTTAGTGCTGCGATTGTCCGATTCCTGCTTTAAAGTAAGGCTAATAGGTGTGCTTTCCACCTTAATATTAGGATTTAGGTTTACTTGATTCGGCTCTTTGTGCTGAATTGCAGCAATCTCAGTCTTAAAATTGCGATTCATATCGCTCATAGCGCCTAAGATTTGCTCTGTTTGTGTGCTTTGAGTCGCACCAAGCTCAGTAATAGGAGTCATTTGAGCCTGCAAATAAGCCCGATCTCCGCCTTCTATTGGGTATAAGCCCTCAGTTTGTCGGCACTCATTAATAGTCTTAAAGCCTGCATTAATGGCTTCTTTGTAAGACTGGAAGCGAGTAAGCTCATCACCCCTTAGCAATGCGCCAAAATCAAACTCAAACTCATAATTCCTGCGATCTGCTGCGCTTAGTAAGCTATTGGCTATCGATGCTTCATAGCGCTCTAGATAAGGGCGCAGTCCTAGCTTATAGAAGCCCTGTACTATCTGCTCAATACCAGATCCCCAAGTAGTAGAAGCAGAAGTATCATTAATCAAAACAGAAGGCACTCCAAAGAAGCGAGCAATATCCTCGATTTGGAATTTCCGAGTTTCTAATAGCTGTACATCTTTTGGATTCATCGAGATCTGCTGATAAGCCATGCCAGCCTCAAGCACTCGCAGAGGATCGCTAGAGCCAGAAGCTAGATCGGCAAACTGATTGCGGATCTGCTCTCTCTGCTCTGGCTTTAGCAGCTTATCAATGGTCAATACTCCAGTAGGCTTAAAGCCATTCGATGCCAAAGCCTTAACTCGATCTTCTGAAGCGATGCCAATACCTACAGAGTTGCGAGCATAAGATAAAGGAGATAAGCCTACAATGCCATTGCTCATTAACTTAAGATGCCAGATAGACTCAGGCGCATAGACAGAAAGATTAGCTCCTGAGTTATAGCGATAAACTAGCGAGCCATCAGTAAGAAGATTTACTTCCATCTGCTCTGCCATCAAAGGCAATAGGCTTACTACCTTTCCGCCTGTACCCCTTTGGATATGAGCATAAGCATTACCATGCAAGCAGAGCTGCATAGTCATAGTTTCAAAAAACTCTACTCTGTTTTGATAGCGATTAGGCTTATTCTTAAAGAGCTGCGCTAGTTGATGCTCATTGTCTAAAATTCTTGTGCCATCAGGCAGCACCTTGTAAGCATTGATCGGCAATCCGCCAATAGTTTCAGCAATCAATCGAACACAAGCCCACACAGCAGAGAGCTTAAGTGCTGAATCTTCATTTACTGTTACATTGGAAATATTGTATGAACCAGCATTAGCCTGCTGTACTCCAGCTTCTCGCCTACCAGCGATCCCAAAGCCAAATAATAAACTTGAATACCATGCCATATTTATAGC